CGGCGGCGGCCAGAAGTGCAACCGCAATGGCGATTTCCTTGAGGGTCTTTGCTTTGATGTTCTGCTGCAAAGCCACCATCGAGCCTTCAAGTGCTTTGAAGGTTCCGGCAATATTTTCGATAATCCCCCCGCCGAAACCTTTGCTGATCTGCTCCAGAAGGCTTCCCTTACCGAAGAAATTCTTGAACATCAGCACCAAACCGGCAAAGAGACCGGTTCGAATGACCGAGAGAATAGCCTCGAAATTCATGTTCGAAGCGGCTTCTCCGATGGCGGTTCCGAGTCCCTGAATCAGGCTGATAATGGCATCAAACGCTGGTCCGAGAGCGTCCAACGTATCGTTGAACGTGGTCAGCATTCGATTCCACGTCTTGGCAAGGTTGTTGGCAAAGATCTGAACCGGGTTCATCGACTCGCCCAGTCCAGACAACTGCTTTGCCAAGTTCCCAGGAAGACCGCCGCTGAACACACCGATCAGAACGCTCGACAATGTTCTCAACATCTCGACGGGAACCTGGAGAATATCGCCCATCTTCTCGAAGAAATTGTTGAGCTTATCGCCCTTCTTCAATGCTTCATCGACTTTGACGAGAAAATCGCCGATATTGCCCGTGAAATTCAGGAAACCGCCAGCGCCTTCCGAGAAAACGCCAAAGAGACGGGCAAATACTCGAAGTAGACCGCCAATAATTTGATAACCAATGTCCCAAAGCGCAAATAGACCACTGAACGTTCGCTTCAAGTTCTCGACCGTTTGCGTGCTAGGTCTCAGTGCCTCGGCGAAATCATGAAGCCTCACGGTCAAATCATAAAGAGTCTTTCCGGTTACGGGTGGGAAAATATCCCGGAAAGCTTCCTTGATCGGTGCGATGACCATGCCTAGATTGTGAAATGCAACTCTGATGGCATCGATCAAGACTGTTCGTCCACCAAGTGCTTTCCAGTCAGCCAGGACTTTGTTACGGGCATCGGCATTGGCATTGATGAAACCGTTGATCGTGTTCGAAAGATCTGTGAACGTCTTCTTGGCTTCGGAGAATGTGCCAAATATAATCTGGAAAGTCTGAGCCCAGCCTGAACCCGCGGTTTCCTTTGCTACGTCGAATACCTGCGAGATCGTCTTGACCTCGGTTGCGGCGTGCATTGCCGTCTTGGCGGTCTGCTGAATCGCCTTGATCTGAGCATCGTTAAAGCCCATTGCAGCGAGCTCGGCATCTTTCAAGTCACCCGTGAACTGCTGAAGTGTCTTTGTCAGAACATCTGACGTTAGCCAAGACGCCTTACCTGGAACAGACAAGGACTGCCGGAAGGCCTCTCCATTGATTTTGACATTTTTCATCGGGCCTTCGAGCTCAACAGCGCCCTTCTTCAGGGTTCCCATGGCCTCAGCTGTCTGAGCCAAGGCGCGCTGGAAGACAGTACCGCCCATACCAGCATTGACAACCGAGTTCCAGTCCTGCAACTTCACTGATCCAGCCGAAATAGCCTGTGACAACTGATACATCGCTGTCGAGGCCTGCTCAGCATTTGATCCCGACAATGCGGCCAGGTTTGCGATACCCTTGATCGATGCAACGGCAGGTTCCAGAGCAACACCGGCAGCTGTGAAGGTACCGATGTTCTTGGCCATCTGGCTGAAGTTATAGATCGTCTTGTCCGAATACTCGTTCAGCTCTTTGAGTGCCGCATTGACTTGCTTTAGATTTGTTCCTGCGGCTTGAGTATTGGCCAAGATTGTCTGGATGGCATTCAGATTCGTCGAATACTCGGCAAAGCCCTGTTTGATCGGGTCAATTGTGAATGCTTTGACAACTTGAGCGCCTGCAGCGACTGCTTTTGTCGCGATTTGTGCAAATATAGCCAGCGCAGCGACAGACAGAGCACTTAGTTTACCTTTAATATCATCGACGCCTTTACCGATGTGACTAAGATCTACTCTTTTGGCTGCCGCATTAATGTCGTCCAGACCTTTTCCTGCACCAGGGAAGTGAAGAGCGGCTTTCAGCTTCTCGAGCGCCGCAATAGTCTTGTTGACTCCAGATTCGAACCTGCCCGATTCAAAGCTGATTGCAACGACTTTGTCATCGATGGTTGCCACTAGATCTTACTCACCTCCCTCATCGCTTCGGCTACGATTTGGTCAAATATAGGCCTAATTGCAGGCATAATATAGTCTCGTCCTTGCACGTATCCGCCAGTTCCGGTACCATGACCGTACTGAAGAATGACGGCAATGTTCACACCATCTTCGATATGGCTGTTATGCCAACGAATCGAGTAATATCCTGGTCTCTGCTGAATCGAGTAGAACCACGAGCCCGCGGTCAAGCCGGATTCCACTGGTGTGGCATTGGATAGAGCATTTTGACCCAAAGATCCGTACTTATTCAATACGGCAAATCTTTGAGCGTCTTTCATTTTCGCTAACCATCGTTCAGTATTGTTGAAAGATCCTCTCTGGGTGATAGTGATCATAAGATCTCTATTCTACGGTGAGGCGAATGACTACAACTCCGCGATCACCCGTATCGAGAAAGGATTGACCAAATAGAGTAGGCAATCCGTTCAATGGGGAGGCTTTTGCTCCACTGGCACCGCCGCATTTAGCGTTTGCTACTCCAGTTTGTGGATCAGCAGTCGGTGATTCTCCTGGACCATAAACCGAAGTGTCTCCAGGGTTATACGAGCCACGTCCTCCAGCGGTAGCGGCATTACAGAGGACTCCTCCGTATTTGGCAACACCACCAGCTCCTCCGCCTCCACCTTTTCCTATGTTGGTGAAGAATGTACCGTCAGCGCCTGGTGTTCCGGCAGTTCCAGGACCTGTTGCCGATGGAGTACCAGCAGTTCCTCCCGCAGCACCTCCACCAACGACAGTACGATTCCCTGCCCCACCTTCACCACCGTTGGCTTGTGTGGAAACGGTTGGAGAATTCGATTGAACTCGTCTACCGCCCTGACCACCTGATGCCCGGCAAGTATTGGTGTTGAACGACGAAGTTCCTCCATCACCACCATTAGTGGTAAACGCAGGATTGCTGTCGTGACTGGATCCTGGAGCACCGCCTTGACCGACGACGATCGGACAGGTAGCTGGCAGAGCAGAGAGCAAGCCACGAACTCGATGAAGTCCTCCACCGCCACCAGCTCCACCATAGCTTCGGAGTAGGGTACCTGTATTGTTGGTATCGATACCTCCGCCTATTCCTCCACCGCCACCAATGCAGATAATGTCGAAATGCGTATAACCGAGATCAATATACTTCTGAGTATCGAACGTTTGATTGGAATCGAATCGCAAGACCAATGGCTCTGGTTGAATTAGACTTCCTGCGAGTTCTAATCTCATTTTAATCGTCCAATTTTACAATATAGGGAACAAAGACAGTCGGCTGCAAGTTCTCATGTGCAGCTCCACCGCCATTGTTACCTATCGTGATACCAGTAGCCGCTCCATAGATGCCAATTCCGGTAGCTGCGGCACCGACACCAGCTGCAGCTGAGCCATCAACCGGGTTACCACCACCCGAAGCACCTAGGTTGATCGTATGGTTGTTGTAGTCCGCGTTCGTATAGTGAGCATGTCCCGGGTCATACACACTATGTGCATGCGTTGGATCACTCAACGGATGTGAGTGCGCTGGTGTCTCAGCAATCGTAATAGTGTGAATCTCTTCTCCCGTTCTTCCTGCAAGCACAATCGCAACCGAACGAGTAAGTCGATTTGCTCGAGTTCCACCCGGCATTGCATCCATACCAGCGGGAACTAGACCGCGTAGATCGGGAACTCGGAAGAGATTTGCAGGAGGATCGCTGGCTCCGGCAAAAGTACGCCATTGTGAGGCAATATTCGCGGCAGCCTTAGGATATGTCGCGACATCATAAGTTGCTCCGTCTGCCCATACCCATTTACCGAAATCTACTGGCGGAGGAAGTACACTTCCAGGCCACATCTTGATTTCACCCGGAATCTGACCACCAGCAGGACCAATTGGACCCTGTGGACCAGGCGGAAGAACGCCGCAATCGACGGTAGTTCCATCATGTTTAGTGAGAATTAGATGATTGCCGACGATTTGCCCACTAATGACGGTAGCTCCCTCGATTTCCAACATTCTCTCGGCGGTAAGACCGGTAATTGTAGCCATTTCACCTCCTTAGTCTTGCTCGCCGATATTTGTGGATGAAACCTTGTACGTATCTGGATCTAAGAATGTGGCATCTGCGCCGTCAATCCTAAATTCGGTACTATTGACCATATTGACATAAGTATCCGACTCGTCGACAGCCATCCAAGTACCATTTCCGATGTCGATAATGAGAAGCGCGCCTCGATAACCGAAATATTCGCCTACTTCGGTAATCGGAGGAAGACTGGGTGGAGTTTTCTTGGTCCCATAGAGCTGACCTTCCAACAAAGTCAAGATTTCGGGAGGCGTTGTTCTCGAATCGACCGAAATATGAACGGTTGGCCTACGTTTTGTTATCTTTTGCGGTGTTCCCGTCAAGGTCCAACCAAATTCAACCGGCTGAATCTCTGAATCTGTAAGAGTGGCAAAGACTAATGGATCGGGAGTGGCGAGGATGTTGTATAGAATGTGAATTTTGTATCCGAATTCGTCACCCTCGACATCATTACCTACTTTTGTTCTATACGACAAGCTGAAACTCTTTGGTGGTTGCTCGTGATAAGACAATCCTGGAGCAACATGAGC